AGCGTTCTGTGACGGGTCTTGTGCTGATCAAAGTGACGTTAGTCGGCTTAAATCCTTCCGGAAGTTCCAAGCCAAGCTTGGCAAAAACTTCAGTCGCAGGAACATTGATGGACCGCGGTTCGATCTTTTCGGTTTGGTAATAACCAGGGTACAGCTTCCGAAGCTTGACTAGGTCGGCCTCGGTCTTTACACTAACACCTGAGTCGTTGGAACCCCGAAGGCTATAGATGCCGGAGCTCTTGTTCCAACGACTTATTTTTTGGCTATTGGCGTAAACCAAAGCGTTGTTTTGCTCCTGCAACGGAAAGTACAGCGTATTTTCAGGGCCCCAAGAGGTTTTTGCCAAATTGATTTCAGCATGCCTTCCGGGATCATTAAATTTAACCGCCACAACAACGTTTTGATTATTTTCGGCCTTGAGGTCTAGCATGAAGAGATAAGTGCTTTCTCTTCGATCATCCCTGAAAATTGCAATAGGATCTGTCAGCGCTTCCGGGATTTGCTTCAAGACTCGTTTAGAAATTTCGGGATGAATATGGTGAGAGGGACTAGATTTTTTACCTGGCAGAGCACCATCAAACATGTGAGGTGTGGCCCGAAGAGTTAAGAACTTTGCCCCAATCAACTTCATCACCAGCGGGGTTTGTTTGAGCATTACCACGTTCTGATTAGGCTTAACCTTTAGGTCGTCCACAAAACGTCCCCAATCCTCAGCTTCTTTTCTTAATTTTTCAGCAGCACTTGCTGGTTCCTGAGCAAAGCCTTCTGCAGATTCCGCTCTCTCCACCCGCAAGGCGTATTCCTGCTCAAGCTCCTTTCTGTTCTTGCCCAACCGAATTCCAAGAGTTTCAAAGAAAGCGTCATGAACCTTAGCGCCCATCTCAGCTACTTTCTTTTCTGCGCCAGCGCCTACAAGTTGTTTCACAAAACGAGTTATGAAATCGCTGACCTGCTGATCCATGACCTCAGGATCAACTCCTTCGCCTGAAACTTCAACGCGCTCTCCGTTGTCGATCTGCTCGGCCGCTTTCTTCTCGTCTGCGATAGATTTGTTTACGTCGCCGCGTTTACCTACGGGTTGATCGTTCTGGATAACACTTGCATGCTGCAACTCCATTGCGGCGTCCAAATGACTCGGCTGGATGGAATTAACTGCGGCCTCTTGCTGGTCAAATTCTGATTTGACCGTATCAAAGACTTGATCTTTAGTAACAGAGCCCGAAAAACCTTCTCCTCCGCTTTCTTGCTCGGCTACTTCTCTAAATCTGGCCAAAACATCTTGAAGCCGTTCAGGATTAGAGGACAAAAGAATGTCCCTAAAGTAACGCTGTGCAGGTGTAGCTGATTCCTCCATGAGTGAGCCGGTAAGCTCGGATTCGTGGCCCTTACCGTTGATCTTTTTAGCTTCTCGGCGTGTCTCGAATACATCCGCCACTGCCTCCAGGAGGTCCGGTGAAAAGTCCAGCTCCCCTTTAATCTTTTTCAGTCTCACTACTTCGGCGGCCACTGACTGCAAGACGTTCATGATTTTGCGGTCTTCAGGGCTATCAGCAATGAATCGATTAATGATCCGAGTATCAGAGAATGCTGCCGCAAAAATAGCTGGACGCATTCTGCGTGCGATATTGTCATACAGAGCATTGCCGTTTGAATCTATCAACCCTTCTTTATCCGGAGTACGGCGGACAAATTCATCCATAGACTTACGAGTGATTCCACCATCTTTGGTAAATTCAACTTCTTCAAGTCGGACGTTTCTTGCGTCCTGGGCGGTTTGTTCTGCTGGATTAAGTTTGAGCGTTCCGGTTCTGTTTGAGGCCTCTCCAATTCCCTCCACCACGTCGGCGTCATCCATGATGCGCACTAGGATCGGGCTCTTCATCTTCTTAATCTGACGCTTGGAAATTCCGAATTCTTTGGCGTCTTTCGTCAAGTCGGCCCGATAGTTTGTGGCCTTAACCTGCTTGTATGCACCCTGCAAGCCTGCTATGCGGCCATTACCCGCGATTGCTCGTGCTCCTGCTACAGTCGGATCTGTAAACTTTGGATTGCTGGAGCCGTCCACGGCATTAGACGTGAACACATCATCGGCGTCCACAACTGCATACCGCATAGTCATCGGTTTAGAGTTCGGGTCGGCAGACACCTCAACACTCTTTCCCCAGAGTACGTTCATGTCATCGGGTACATAGGCAATAATCGGCGCGCCTTGGTCGAGAGAGCGACTCTCTCTCAAGAGGTTAAAGTTCGGTGCGGCCGCGATTTTCTCCATCTGCAACCGAGATTCTTTAGATGTGCGGTCGCGGTTCTGAATAGAATCGAGCACGCTCTTATTCATGTTTGTATTCGGAGCGGCTTGATCTTGAGGTTGAGGCTCTGTCTGTTCTGCAGCTTTTGATTCTGCCTCGAGATATCGAGCTTGAGCACGGTTAGCCCGAGCACCTAAAGCTCCGAAGGCAATACCCATGCCAGCCGATACTCCGAGATTTACGGGATCGAATGGGTCATACTCCTGGGCCTGTTTAGTGTAATTGGCGTTCTCCAGTATGAATTTAATAGCCGCCTGTTCACCCATGTCAGTCACTAGATTGACCCCTCCACCGAAAGCCATGGATTTCAAATAGCTGGTTCCGACCGCTCCTGGAAGGGCCATTCCGACAGCGTTCACTGCTCCCGTGATTGCGCCTGCTTTTCTAGCCGTGGATTCGTCCACCCCTTTATCTCGGAGTTTGCCAGCTTCGTATAGTCCGAGGTCTGCACCAAATAACGGGGCAGCTAAGATTCCGCTTCCTCCTGTCAATACGGTGTAAACGACTGCCTTGGCCAGAGAGCCCGTTAAGCCGTGGATCATCATTGCCGCCTGGCCTGTAGTCTCTGGATTCGGTGTGTAATCATTCTGAGCCTTCAGGCGTGCAAACTTTGCATCCTGTCTCAGTTTGTTAGCGACTTGTTCCTTCTGATCCTGCGTCGGCTCGAAATCAGAAAACGCATCCTCGTTGTTATCAAGGTCATAGTTAACCTCGACACGGTCGGCCAATAACTCATTAAATCCCGAGACCGTTTGATAGAACTGGAACGGCAGAGTTTTTTGTAACGCCTCTCCGGTGCCTTGGAATGCACTGGGTTTGGTCAGCTCGGTATCCTTCGCAACGCCAAAACCATTTAAGGCCTCTGGCCTAGTTTGAACCGTTTCTCCGAATGCATTTAACCAATTCATTTACTTCTCCGAGAAATATAGGTGTTGAGGTCGATAACGAGCGGCTGGCCCTTTTCGTCTCGTACGTAATTCAGGCCGTTGACAACTTGGTATACCCCGTCATCAATCGACTGCAAGGGGGCGCTCGAGATTAGGTTTTGGAGTTGTTGCGGGCTGAGCTTCTGGCCTGCATAGAAATATGATTTTTTCGACTTGGCCAAGTCTTTGCCGGCGTCACTCAGTAAGTCTTCAAAACTTCCGCTCCTTTTAAATGTCCATGTATTCTTCTGAGCCTTGTCAATCTGTGTGGGCAGAAAAACTTTCTTTCCGTTGTGCTCATACACATGGCCGAAAACATTTGCCACTGCATCTTGAATCTTCGGTGAACCGGTCTGACTTGCGAAACAATATTCATTCATTGCGGCACTGAGCATTGCTTCATAAGCTGGGCTTCCGTCCGGGACGGCCAAAACACCTGAGAGGAGCTTCCTCATTTCAGTCTCTTGTTTCCAAGCATCATTTAGCTTGTTCTTCTTAATGAAGTCTCCTTTGATTTGCCTGAGCGCGCCATTCGTCTCCTTACCGTTAGGAGTGGAAGCTACGCCAAGAGCAATTGCAAGCGTCTGATTCTTATTGCCGATTTGCTCAGAGAAAATCCTGAGATGCTCCGAAGAAATTTCAGTTGGATCTGACATTCTGTCTGCCATTCGATTCAGAAAATCTGCCTGGTGTTCAACGTCCATGCCCTGCATAAAGTTCAAGAATCCAGAGATTTCAGATTTGCTAAATAGGGTCTTGGGCGTCCCGAAACGCTCGGACACCTGATCCATGCTGTCGATTCGTTTCTGAATTTGCAGCAGTGCCCCATCTTGGTTTGTCCAGTCGGTAATCGGCTGGAGTCCTAAGTCAGGCATTCCAGAGAAGGCAAACTGAACCGGATCCTCGGCGCGCTGTTTCCGAATCGTGTTGTAAGCCTTGTTCCAAGTTTCCAGGTCTTTCATCCGAGCGGCATAGTTCGGATCATCTTTAGAGGGCGTCATCTGCCGCGCCGTGGCCTCAATCTCAGCATTGCTGAGAGTCGGCATTAGGTAGAGATTGGCATTGAGCTTTGCTTCCTGCTGTGCGTTTTGGAATTGCCTTAAACCCTCTTCCTGGCCGTAAGTCTGAATGAAGGCTCCGACATCAGGAAGCTGGCTCATGTCACCCGTGCTTCGGGCTACAGCCAAAGCGTTGTTCAATGTAGTTTTGAACTGTGAGCGCTGATTTGCAGAGGTCTTTGAACTTTCGGCCTTAGTGTGTTGCATGATCCACAACTTCTCAGGCTCATTCAAAGAATCAATAACTTCAATCCCCGTCTTCACGTTGGGATTGAAAACCAAGTCCGCGGCTGTCAGCTTAGGCTCCTGAGCTGTTTCTTCATTTAAGAGTTTGCCGTTGTCATCGCGCCGTTCTCCGTTCGGACCGATGAAAATATTTTGACCGTTCTCAACTGTCCATCGTCCGCCTACATTCCGCTTCCCGTCTGCATACTGACTTTCTTCGGAGAATGTGTGGTGATTCGGTTTCTTAAAGGTGTCCGGAAAGTGGCCGTTCTCAGCCCGAGCGGCTCCTGCCTTCCAAGCGCCTCTAAGGTCATAGTCGTAAACATCTCGTTCATGGCCGATCTGTTTGGCCCATGCCTGGTACTGTTGCTCTTCCTCCTCCGATAACTGAGTGTTGTACAAGTCAGAATAGTCGTTAATGTCCTCTTTCCCGAGTGCACTCTGAATTCCTGCAATAATCGTGCGTTCAGAGTACGGGACATCGCCGATCTCCTGCTTCATCATGGCTGTAACCAACCTCTTCAGCACCTCAGGATTTTTCGTGTCGAGCGCTTCATCAGGCTGGTAGCCTGTGCCCTTACAGACATTCGCGATATAGTCATCAGTCGGATTCTCTGATGCGGGAGCATATCGACTCACAATGTCCCTGACAGTGTTGATTCCGTACTTAGAGCCATAATTTTTAATTACTGTAGCTGCTGCCCTAATGCCGTCCATCGGAGTAGAGAAAATCACATAGCCGTTGTCGCTCTGACCTATCGATCCCTTCCATTTATCTGAGCTGGCTCTGACGTTGAGCGGGTTACATCCTTTGTAGCCGGAAGTGTTAAGCACCTTATCTGGGACTTTCGGAGGTGTGCCTAGTCCGGCCTGAGCCCTGGATTGTCTTAGCACGTTCTCGTTTGTGTTGTCTCCAGTAGATCTGGCTACTGCCCCAGGCGTCAATGCCAAAGCTGTTGCACCGCCGTATCGCTGAGAGAGTTCAACAAGCTGCGGAGCGGCGCGGTGGAATAACATCTGATAAGTGCGACGGCCTACATCCGTGGTCATTTGTTTGGAGCCGTCTGTCTGAAAATGTCTCAAGGCGCCAATAGGGTCGCTCAATGCCATATTGGAATAAGCCGAAGCATAGGCCAGGGACTGATACGCGTTCTTCTGCCTCTTGAGTGTCTCTTCATCCCAGCCTTGCATCCTGCCCTGATACTCGATCTCGTTCATCAGACTGGCCATTGTGCGTTGGCTGTCGGGAGAGAATTGACCAAGAGCAAATTCTTCTACCAAGTTGTCTGCGTGGTCCTTAGATGTTTGAGCCCGCCAGCGGATATTCTGCTCGTTGCGATAGACGACCGTCTTTTGACGAACGGAATTGAGG